AGTAGTGCGTAGTGAAGTACTTTCATCAAGTCTTTTCTTGCATCATCGCGTGTGCCTTTTTTACCATAACGTTGAGCATATTTTAAGACATTACCGATACAGAAGCCAGTCCCATGCCCACCGTCCATAATGAACTCAGTGGCTTGAAACTTTTCTTTTGAATAGTGCAGTCCGTAAGTTTCGTCTACATATTCTTTGAACTCTGCTATTAGCTGGTTCTCGTTATATTTATACCCTATTCGTGATAGGTCACCTTCTTTGATAGGAGTTTTCATTCCAAAACCTACTTCAGGTTTATAAATTTTTGTACCATCACCGTCATACTCCCAGTCTCTATCAGCTGGGTCAAGTTCTATATTACCCAAGTCCTTGTAAGCATCCTGGTCAAGAGGTACAGATATTTGTTTACGAGTTGAGATAGGAGCTCCAAAATCTCTTTCAAACACAGTTTTTCCTCCGTCTGGAGACTCATATATCTTACGATTGTGAGCAGCGTGTTTATCTAACATCTCTTTATGTTGTTCCCAACGTTTAGCAAATTCAGCTTCTTCTTGTTGTTTTTTAACTTCAGCATCTTCTTGTCTCATTTTCCATATGATCCAATCATAATATCGTGCAGGTTCTTTATCGGTCACTCTATTCTCTTTTTAATTGCATTTAAAAGTTTTGCTAAGTTCTCTTTTTTATTAAGATTTACGCCTTCGATCTCGATACTCAGAATATCTTCTAACTCTCTTAACATAACTTTGACTGTTAATGACTTGTCATCATCGTCTTCAAGTTGTGGTTTTTCATAAATCTTTAATTGAACTAATTTACTTATAACACTTCTATAACCTTTTGAGAAGTGTGAAGCTAATTCATGAACGTCTTTGACGTTATCTTCTGTGTATAATTTAATAAGTTCTACTTCTTGTTCATCGTTCCAAGCTTTAATACTCATGCTCGTCCTCCAGTTCTAACTCTAGCTGTGTATTCCATATGTATCTTTTAGCTACCACGTCACTTGCATCTTCCAAGAGAGGTATAAGAGAGCTAACTTCGTCAGCAGGTATAGAAAATCCTGTTTTGGTCGGGAACCATTGACCAGTATCTCCGTCCATTCCGTATTCTCTAATATGTAAATACAGCTTGTCTCTAAATTCGTTTATTGTAACTTTAACTGCGTTTCCGTTTGGTTTGTGAAAAGCAGTGCCAAAATCTATATTCATAGGTTTATGGTTCTTTCTAAATTTATAAAATCTTTTAACCAAGGGGTTAGGGGATAAGCTTTAAAAACCTGTACTAAGCTATATCTAACTTTATCGTCCGTGAGATTAGCCATTCCATGACCTATGACATCAGGATCAAATATTACCGTTTGTCCTTTTTTAAGACATACTTCTTCAATAGTATCGTTTAAATTAAATCTATACACAAACTTTTCGTTTTCTGTTAAAGCAGTTATTGCTCTAAGTCTGTAATCACTTTTAGTGACAGCATTAATATTATTATCGTCCGTATGAATAGGTGTTGTCTTGCCTGGGTCTTGTTTGTGTATTCTTACTCTTGTAGTTTCAAACTCAAAAAAATCAATCAATGGCTTACATAAACTATAATACTTTGTATATTTAAAATCTTGAGGTTCTTCAATAGGTTTGTTTCTGTAAAAACTATGAATACCTCCATCACTACTTTTTACAGACACAGCATCAACAGCTCCTGCTAAGTCATAATCATCATGCGCCTTAAACTTTAGATCATCTAACCAAGATTCATCGAATGACAACAATGTTTTAGCTATTGTAAGCATCTAAATACTCCTTGATTATTGTACCTTCGACAGGTTTATCATAATAATCTTTTCCTAAAATCCAAATATTAGGATTTTTTTCTGATATTTGATTGCACCAAGTTTCGTAACACTGCCGTACTCCTGAAATACCTCTCACATACTGAGCATTTACAGTATGAAAAGCATTACTCCACCATATGACACTATTAGGCTCATTAGTTATTTTAGATGTCAGCTTTTCTGGTGACTCGCATACGTCGCATAATAAGTAAGAGTGTTTTAGTTTTTTATACCTATACCAATGTTCTTCTATTTCTTTTTCAGAACCCCACCAAGAGATTTCTCTTTCCCATAACTGTTGTCTATTTTTATCCTGAGTTTCATTACCGCCAGTTTCGTTTATTCTATATCTTCTTACTGCCCAGTCTAAAAAAGCGGGATAGTCACTACCGTCCCATTCAGTTAGCAGTAACTTTTTAAAAGCTAAGGCCTGTTTACTATAATCGTAAAATACTACCTCTGTTCCTTCATGAAAGCCAAAAGTATTTAATATCATGTTTGGCTTAAAACTAGCGGCTACAGAATAAAGCTTGTTAATAGGTTCTTTCAAAGGCACATATTTAAGATCTGCATAATTCTCAGTGTTCCAAAAGAACACACAATCTTGAGCATACGCAACAATATTATTAATCCATGATAGTTGATTTTGTAACTCTTCTGCACTAGTAGAAGGGTAGATATATTGCTTCGTTTCTCTTATTTTTGGATGAAAGTTAAAAACTGTTAAATCATTTTCAAGAGATTTACTAATAAAGTTCCAGCCGTCAACAAGAGGAGTACAAATAGTAAGTTCCTCTGTAGGTGCCAAAGAAAGAGGTGTATAATCGTCATGAATATCCTTTGCGTGTCTTTTAGCTTTTACAACAAACTCATCTTCAGATTTTTTATCACCAAAAACAGGTTTATCAAACTTTTTGTAATAATCAAGATTAACTAACATACATTGTTTGTGCAAGCCGTAGTAGCCGTGAGCCCCACTTTTGTTGTTCATATTTTTCTTATCTTTGTCCATAATATGACCAGTGATAAAAAAATTCTGCGTTTCCATCCATTTTTCTATAAAAGTAAAAAACTTATAATCTTTTATAATATGACCAGCAGACTGAACTATACAATATTTTACTTCCTGTTCAAGTGCTTTATCTAAAACTTCATTTACTGTTGTTCCCTTGATAATGGGACCAAAATATTTAAATCTAGTAAAAAACTCTGTTATCTCTTGTGCTTGCTGTGTTTGAGAGTTGTCCTCTACTATGGCAACAACATAGTTTTTACCTATTCCCATTTTTCTCATAGCTTCTAATAACTAACTCTTCAAATTCTTTTGTTTTAACGCCGTGTACTATAACGTGGTATCTATCTTTATCTGACTTATTGACGTAAGCATGAATATTACCGACGTCTAACATAATAGCTGATCCTGGCTTAAAAGGTACATAACCTTTATGGTCTTTCATCTTCATTAAACATTGATCAGGATGATTAAGAGCAATATTAATAGGGGATAACTTATTAAAATCCGTATCTTTATGGGGAGTTATAAAACCTCCAGACTCGAGCAGCATAAATCTAACTCTGTAATAAGACTTAAATGGAAATATATTCTTGAAAAAATCTACAGTGACAGGGCATTGATCAGCTATTTCTGTCCACACGTAAGGAGTTTCTTCGTTAGACTCGTATCCGTATTGCGCATAGTGATTAGTTTTTTCTGCGCTAATCCCATGTATACATAAACTTTGCCAACCTTGGTGTCGATAACCACCGCTACCGTCTTGATCTCTGTGTTTAACGAACCTGTGCCTAAGCGCTTTTGCTTCTTCTAACATTTCTTGGTGAGGAACTTCTACATCTAAATCTAACCAAGGAAGTTTACTTTCATTTACAATCCAGTTGAAACTTGTCATGGGTACATATCCAATAAGTCTTCATCAAATGCAAAACTGGTTCCGCAACCACATGATGCCTTAGCTCCTGGATTTTCTACTTTTAACATTTTATTCATACCTTCTGTGTATAAATCAATGACTGATCCATAAAGATATTTGATACTCATATCATCTACAAGTGCTGGAGGACTTTCACTAAAAACAATGTCGTGATCTTCTTTATCTTCTGCGATGTCAAAAAGATAGTTAAAGCCTGAACATCCTCCACCCTCTATGCCAAACCTAAAATACTGACCTTCTGTTAAATTTTCTGTAATAAATATCTGAGCTTTTGTAGTAATAGTCGGTAGTTGTCCTGTAAAAGTGTCATCGATTGTAGGAGCAAAACCATGAAAATCATCTAATATTTTTCTGTCTAGATTATTTCTTTCTTGAGGGGCAGGTTGGTGTCTTTCAAGTACTGCTGCAGCCATATCCGCAACATCAGAAGGAACTTTTTCTAACTCTTTTTCTAGTTCCTCGAACCATTTATCTAAATCTGGTTGGTTTATCTTTTCTGTTTCCGACATCATTGATCACCTTTGCATAATCTTGAGCTACTTTTTCCCAAGTATTTTCTAGTTTTAACTCATTTACCTTATCAAAATATTTATTCTTATCGTGAGAAGCGTATACGTATTTTAATAAATTTTCTAATGATTGTCCATCTGGTTCGTTCATAAACGTGTGAGTACTCATTAAAGAAAAAGCGTCTCCCGGTTTTTGAGCAAAAACACTATTGGAAGTAATATCAATAGTTTGATTTCTAGTCGGTATTCTTACTCCAACATCTTCAGGTATGAAGTCGTTATGTGGACCTTTATCTGGTACTATTGGTAGACATCCACAGGCTACCGCTTCTTGAATATGCATACCAAAGCCTTCTGCTCTGTATGGGTGAATGACTACTTTACTTGCTTTGTACAAGTTTGCCATATCTTCATTTGAAAGATTATCGTCAATGTAAGTTACTGGTGCGCAGTTAGTTTTATACTGCATTTTAATAACTTCGTTTATTACGTTGTTCTTTCCGTAAATGCTAGGATTATCTTTGATTATTAGTCTTGCATTATCAAAAGACTTAAATGATCTATGCCAAGCATTGATTAATAAGTCTAGCCCTTTTCTCCATTGAGAGTTTCCGACATAAACAAAGTTAAACTTGTCAGGATCAATATTGTAAATAGTTTTAGATGCTTCTTTTTTATTAAATATTTTATCATCAAAACCATTAGGTACAACAGATACTTCTTCTGGGTTTAGCCCGCCTCTAGTAAACACATCTTTGATATAGTTTGAAGGAACAATAAGATGATCAGCAAAAGTTTCAAACTTATATTGCCACTCAAACGGAACTTTTGGGTACTCCCAAGGTTGTATAAATATTACCTTTGTTTTTGGATGTGAAGGCCATTGCCAAATAGGAGGATAGGTGTGTCTTATCTGAACATCAGCATGATCTTTGTCTTGGTTAGCCATTTCTAATAGCTGTTTGATAACTTCTTTGTCAACTCCAAACTGAGGGTCTGGAGCGTCCATAGGAGTAATCATAAGATCTACTTTGTCTTTAAGAGCTAAAGCAATATTTCTGTTTATGATAGTCAGAGAATGATTATCAAAAAATTTACCTAATATTTCGACTACCATTAGTAAGCCCTTCCAAGATTTTGTCTAATATATTCTTCTACTTGATCTGAAGGTACAGGAATAACTTTTGGCCACTGTGCTCCTCCAAGACCTGAAGTTTTAAAGTTCTCAAGTTCTTTATAGTTATCAATAGTTACTTGAGACCAGATTTTGTAAAACGGATCTTCCTCTACAATATCAGAGTGGCCTATGTTATTGATTTTCTGGTGAAGTTCTTCTCTAGGTCTGCAGAGACTCCAATGAAGTGCAACTAAGGGAGTCATTATTCTGTTACCTCCTGTTGAACTTTTATCTGTCCATCTTGCGTATGTAAAGGTGCTATCTTTTGAGGTAGCGAATCCTTGATTTTCTCCGAAGAAGGGTGTGTCGTCTTCATTAGCAATAACTAATGTCATCTCACCTTCTTGAGTTTGTACTACTTTATAAGGGGGACACCAGTTTAGACACAAATCATACTTGTTATAATATTTCTCTACTAAAGGACAAAAGTTAAAGAAAAAGTCTTTTGCATTTACTAACCACTCATCTGCGTCAATAGAAAATATCCAATCATTAGAGCAGTGACCTTTTAGAAAATTTCTTTCATAGTTATCGTTCTCGATTGCGACACTTGATTGATGAAAGTCTTCTTCAATAATAGATATTTTATTATCACCGTCAATTTGAGATAGTTGGCTCCAAAGATCTTCTTCGTTAATAGAAAAAGAATTACCACTCCAAGTAACTCTGTCTTTATCTAACCCTAAAATGATTTCGTCTACAAAATCATAATATCTTTCTATAGATTGTGCTAGATACCTGTTAGCGTCATAACTTATTAGACTAATGACTGACTTTTTCATCTTAGGCCTTTTTTGTAGTTGATGTTTTAGCTGGTGTAGCTGCTTTTTTCTTCTTGATTCCTGCGATCATCAAACCGCTATAGTATTTTTTAGAATCACTCATGTTACTAGAGATACGATACTCTTTGAAAACCACTTCTACTTTGTCTTGATGTTTGATGAAAGCATCATTTAGTTGTTCAGAGATTATAGAGCTTGATTGTTGAGAGAATACAACTACTGCTTCTTCTGTCAAAGCTGGTAGTACCATTTCAAAAAAGTTGTCATATACTTCAACATCTACTGGCGCTACATCAAAGAAAACTAAATTAAACTTAGGCTGCTTAGACCAGTCTACTTCTTGAAAAGAAGATTCGATAATAGTTAAATTATCTCTATTTAGTCTGTCAGGGTGTCCTTTATATTTGTCTAAGTTAGATTGAAACTGAGATTTCATATTATCCCAAATAAAACCTTTAGGTGCCCACTTATCAGGCTCTCTGTCGTCATATAAAAAATGCTCTACCGCTGTGGCTTTAGTTTTTGGGTTGTCAAATAATGCTGCAATGATAGTAGAACCTTTATATGCTCCTATCTCTAAGTAATTTGTATTAACTTTTGATGCAAGATTATTAATCAGACATTTTACTCTGATAGACGACAGGCCGTGGGTATTTTTTTCAATACCTGTAAGTCTTGAACGTTCGCTGTCTGACATTTTTAATGATGTTGTTATGAATGCTTCTGAGACTCTGCTCATTTGATTCTCCTTTTAAATAGTGTGTCTAGGAATGAGAATGGAATGTAAATCGTTAATACTAATATATAAAATATAATAAGAGGTATTATATAAACTAAAGAAACCATTAGTGCAAATACTATAAATAGGTAACTAAAAGGTCCAGCTTGTTTTTTAGACTCATTCCAAGAATTTTGTAACTCTTCTTTTGATATAAACACTTTATCCACTTTTAATCTCTCTGTCCAGCGTTTTGTAAAATTTTGAGTTTGCCCATTTCGTCTGGAGTCTTCTTAAGTTTCTCGTCTCCATATCCGCATTAGCTTGTGTCTTTACTCTTTTAGTGTCTCTTGATTCGTGATGAAAGAGTCGGACTGGAATCTGATAAATACGTTCACCGGATTCTCGTCCTCGAAGGCAGTAATCGACATCTCTGTTGTACGTCCACTCAAAGGAGGGATCAAAATCCCCAACCTTGTTAATAAAAGATCTGCGGATATAACATCCTCCAAACGTTGTCCAGGCGACTTCCCTAACTTTATCGTACTGACCTCTATCGAGTTCCAAATCTTTGAACTTTGACCCGTTTTCAAGTACAAGTCCGCTTCCGAAATGATCTGGTCTTTCGTCTGCAAATCGTCCTCCTGCGCATTGTACATAATATTCGCCTTCTTCATTTCTTGCGGGGTACAAAAGTAAGCAACCAAACATTCCTGCTTCTGGGTAATCGTTGACATATTGTAATACCTCCTCAAACCATCCGTCATGATGGGGAGTCATATCTGCGTGTAGAATAAAAATATCATCGTCAGGGAACTGCTTCCACAACTTTTGAAACATTAGATCACAGCCTATTCTTGCATCATCTCTGCCGTAAGCTATATCTTCCATCCAGAAATGTTTCTTATGATCTACAATCTCATTTTCAAATACATAAGGGGTGATTATTTTAACTGTCATCTAGTTTCTCTTTTATTTTACTGATTTCTTGTTCTAACCACTGTCTAACTTTTGGCTTTTTGTCTCTAAGCTCTAAAACTTGTAGTTCACTTTCAAATACCCTAAGCCTAAGCCAATCTGAAGAACTAATCATTAAATTAACTTCTCCGTCCAAGTTTTTGGTGTTTTTTCAGTAGTAAATTCTAAAGGTAAGTGATATTCAAAATCTCTAACTTGAGGTTTTATCCAATCAACCATTTCTTTTAATGTTTGTTCTACTGTGATACTAGCATTATAGTTAAATTCTTTTCTTATTTTATCGCTTGAGCAATATGCATTTTTTACTTCTGCGGGTCTGTCTGGAAAATGAGTTAAGTTAGGGTAAACTTCGCAATAGTGCCCTATCTTATAGGCTAGTTCTTTAATAGTAATCTCATTATCGTCTGGACCAATATTATAAACTTGACCACAAATATCTCTATCAGAAATCATAATATTGTACACAGCCTTGATACAGTCTAGTACGTTTGAGAATGATCTTTTCTGTTCTCCGTCACCGTAAACAATGATAGGCTTTTTTTGTAAACATCTATTAATCATGATTCCAGCAACATTTCTAAAAGGATCGTAATATCTTTGTCCTACTCCTATGACATTGTGAGGAACAACAGTAACAAAATTAAGACCATGCAAAGAGCTTAGTAGCTCTAAGTGTTCTTCAGCCTGTGCTTTTGCTAAACCATAAGGGTCTACAGGTTTTCTATCCATATCTTCAGTAAATGGTGGTATTTGATGTCCGTATCTTGCCATCGAAGAACAGTTTATCATAAGACGTATATTATTAGCTAAACAAGCAGCAGCCACAGATACCGTACCTGATACAATAGAGTTTACTGTAACGGCAGGAGAAAACACACTTAATCCTTCATAAGGTAGTGCAGCTGCATGAAAAACAGTATCAACTCCTTTTGAAATGCTTTTAAGAAATTCTGTATCACATACATCACCTTCATGGTATTCTACCATTTCGGGGACGTTTCCTTTAACTCCTCCTATCATATTATCTATGCCTACAACTTCATATATATCTTGATTAATAAGATACCTAGCAAAAGTACTACCTAATAGTCCTCCTACTCCTGTTATTAAAACTCTGTGTTTTTTCACCAAACAAACTCCTTTTTGTAGTGTTTAACTAGTGTTATTATTTCTTCATCGAAATCTGCCTCTGGCTCCCAGCCTAGTTCACGCAAAGGGTTACAGGTAATAGCATATCGAACATCTTGTCCAGGTCTGTTGTAAGATAAGTCAAAATACGACTCTAGGTCTGGAATAGACCTGTTTAAGTAGCCTAAAAAGAAAGCATTTATGATTTTAGTAACAGTTTCTCTATTAGACTGTTCATACTCAGACGAAATGTTATATATTTTATTTCTTTCTGCTTTTTCAAAAAGAATCAGTAACGCTTTTGACGTATCGTCTACGTGTGTCCAAGTTCTAATAGGATCGCCGTTATTATGCAACTTTATAGACTTGCCTCTACTTATTCTTTTTACAGCTAAAGGTATTAGTTTTTCGGGATACTGATGCGGCCCGTAGTTATTTGAAGGCCTAGCTATTATATATTCTAGTCCATAAGTTCTTGCCCAGCTTTGTACTAATAAGTCAGCTGATGCTTTTGTAGATGCGTAAGGGTTTGAGGGGTTTAAAGGTGAGGTTTCATCAAATGATCCATTTTCCGTATCGCCGTATACTTCATCTGTAGATATTTGAAAGAACAGTGGTTTATCTGCTCTTATCACTATTCTGTTGTTGATTATTTCTAATAGATTGCGAACCCCGTCTATGTTTGATTTAATGAACTGTGATGAGTTCTGAGTGCTTACGTCAACATCGCTTTCTGCAGCAAAGTTAAAAATAACATCACATTCAGGTAGCCAATTTAAATCGCAAATATCCGCATTGATAAACTTGAATCTATTTCTAGAAAAGGATGAAAATTTATTATTAGCTACATAGGTTAGTTTGTCTATTCCATAAACATACCAGCCTTCGTCTAAAAGTTTTTCTGTGAAGGAAGTGCCGATAAACCCAGCACAGCCTGTAACTACTGCTATTTTTCTCATTTTTTACAAAGTGGGAAGTGTATTATTCTATCATAAACGTGTTTAGAAACACGTAAGCCGCGTAAGGGGTGGTAATATTTTTTTACGTCTTCTTTTTCAAAAGAGCTAACATCAGTTGGATTTTCAAATATAAAAGGCAAACTGCCTGGTAGAAACTCGTCTTTATCTGCATTATTAAAGTAAGGCTCCCCATCACCAGTAAGATTTGCTTTATATAACTCTTCATAGTAAGAATCTAGTAATAACTCTTTTAACTTATCAATATTAAAGGAGTCCCAGTACTGTAGTATACCTGCAGCAGATAACTCACTCATTTTAAAGTTAGAGCCTCTTTCGTTAAACTGTTTATTGATAATACCAAAGTTAATTGTAGTTCTTACCATTTCCTCATATTCTTTGTCGATAATGGCAAGACCGCCTTCACCAAATCCTATTTGTTTAGTGTGATGAAGTGATACCATTGACCCGATTCCAAAGTTACAACTATTGTGCCCATTCCAAAAAGAGTAAGGAGTAGCAGCATTATCAAATACTACCATTTTACCTGTTTTCTCAGCGTAATCTAAAAGAGGTTCTAGGTTTTGAAGATGTCCGAACACATTAGTTACGATAAGGATCTTTCCGTAAGAGTGAGAATAATCATCATTAAAGTTAAAATTGAGTTGGTTATCAAAGTCAACTATTATAGGCCCAGAGGCAGGTCCTTGTGAGGCGCTAGCAAAAGTAAAATCTTGTGTTACTACCCTATGGTTTTGTTCGTCCTGCCGTATGATAGCAAATAGCATAGCGTGTAGCGCTGCTGTTCCAGAACAACAAGCGATAACAGCTTTACTATCATCTATTTTTAGCATATCTCTAGCACGTTCTTCTAGTAAGCCTACAGCGTAACCTCCGTTTGTAAATTGGTTAGAGTAGTGTGCCTGAGTTAAATACTGTTCAAAAACAGGATAATCAATCTTTTTCGGTGCTATTAAGGTTTTCATTTTTGTAAAGAGCTACTTTTGATGGTATACCTATAGGTTCATAGATTTCTAGTAAGGATATTTCTTTTCTTTCTGCCATATCTTCGCACACACCTCTGATAGGATTAACATCTTTGTCAGTATGGTAGTCATCGAATAAAAGCAGAGGAATCCCTAGTTTAAGGGCAGTGTGTATATCGTTATATACTCCAGGACCAGAATGATCGCCGTCTATAAAGATTAGATCAAAAGATCTATTGTCTAAAGACTCTCCAAGAGTTTTACTGTCACTTAGTATAAACTCAAATCTATCTTCATGCAAGCTTTTTACTGCGGCTGCAGCTGCTTCGGTGTCTGGGTGTACGCCTATATCTACTGACGTAAGTTTAAGTTCTTGTGTTGGATCAAACTCTAACCACATTGAAGCTGAATAACCAATATTGAATCCGATTTCTAGCATGGTTTTAGGATTGTATTTTTCATAAATATCTAAAATTACAGGTTTAAATATATTTTTATCATGCCAATAACCTTCTGAAGATTTAAAATTAGCTAGATGTTGAAATTGAGTCATAAATGCTCTCCCAATTGACGAAAGGTGTTATACACCCGTCTTGTAAGTGTGTAGCGTGTCCTGGCATAGGACATAAGGCCCCTGTTTGTTTAAAGGCCTTCCAAGTCCAGGTATCGTCTGCAAAGGCTCCTGCTCTTAGCAGTTCATATTTATATTTTATCCAAGTAGATCCTAGTGCGGCAATAGTGAGAGTAGCACTTGGTATAGACCTAAGATGTCCCCATCTTGATGCATGTACTTCACACATTCTTGAAGTGTCCAAAGTGTATCTGTCTGGATAATCATAGGGAGCATAGAAACCTTGATAGGCTCTTTCTGGATCAAACAACTCTTTCATGGCTGTTATAGCGTGTTCTACGTGCAGATAATCATCTTCACACAAGTAAATAAGTTCATTAGGATAAAGTTCAGCTAGTTCAACAAGGTACTCCATTAAATCAGGAGCACAGTTTGCTATTACAGGGTGATAGGTTGGGTATGGATGATTAGCTCTAAGCTCTGGTAATGGTGTGATATCTTTTACCCTGAATTCTGCTGGTGTGTTTAATCTCATCCATTTAAGAGTTTGATAAGTAGTTCTATCATTAATAACAACTATCTTATCATCAGAAGATAGCCCAGGCTGAAGAGACGCATAACATTTTCTTATAATCTCTAGTTTATGTTTTCCGTTCCAACGTGTTCCTTCTTTAGTTTCGTCTCCTAAAGAACCAGCAGAAACTGCTGCTTCAGAACTTCTAAATAATATAATCATATTTTACTCGGTTTATTAGTTACTACACCGCCCTTAAAAAATTGTCTATCACTCATGTCCTCAAATAAGTGCTCTCCAGAACTTAAATGATTGTCATCACCAATATTAGTTCTTCTAGTCATCACTGCTGCTGGCCCTAGTGTGTTATGGTTTCCCACGTTACAGTAGCCTAATACAGCTGCATAAGGAGATAGAGTATTATAGCTACCTAACCTAACATCATGATGAATACACGAGTATGTGTTAAAAAGATTAAAGTTTCCTACTCTAGCATTGGCATTGACTAAAGAAAAGCAATTAAATATATTACCAACACCTAAAGTGCTAGTTTGAGATATATGAGCGTTGTAGGAAATCCAGTTTGGGAAGTGAGTTATATTTAATGGATAATACTCAAGAAGATGATCTATGAACATTTTCTTCCATGTTCTATGTCCTGTGCCTATCAGGAAATTTGCTTCTGATCGGTATCCAAAAGGTTCAACACCTTCTTCATTAATCAAAACAAGTTTTTCGTTTTTCATTATAAGAAAACCTTCAAAGTTTTCCATCTGCCCATTTAGAGCAAACTGCTCAAAGCATTCTTGTGCGTAACCGCCATTGCCTAAAATATAGGTTCTCATAAAAATCCTCTTTTTTAAGTGCCACACTTCTGTTGCCAGGCAGTGGCCGCCCCTGATGATCATGCTGCGAGTGGCAGCTCATCCATTGCAAAGTTATCGTTTGCAGTTGTTGTAATCTTACGGTTAAGGCCGCTTGCACGCCTACCTCTCGGCTTAGTTTTTATTACGTCTGTCGATCCTAGTTCGCTCCCATCATAAAAACATGAATAAACACGGCACTAAGAAAAATACCGTTATAAAAAATACTACTATGCTTATTTCGTAAAATCTAAAAAATTGTTTCATGTGTTTATGGTGGAAGCGACGGGTACTGCCCCCGTGTCCAGCCCGCTTATTCTACTTTGCCTCAAACGAGGTCCTAACTAAATCTATCAATTAACGCTAAGACTGTAATATAGAAACCATAACCAAAAGCTGACCAGAGTACAATAAAGCCAGCAATACTAGTGTCAC